AAAATATTTTTTAACTTAATAAAATATGCCCTTTTGCCCCAAAATCCCCGCAACCCCCACAAAAAAGAGGGTTCACAGTCTTTTCAAATTTTGCCCCAAGCCTGCCCTTTGGGGCAAAAATTTGCCCCAAAAATAAAAAATCACAGTCTACGCCCTGTCAACCATGGAAAATTTTTAAAAAATAGGATATCAATTTCCGCACAAACAACACACTGCTTTTTCAATGTGGCGAAGCACGCAAAGCGGCGTAGCCGCCCAAGCCTTCCCCCACGGGGAAGGTGGCATTTTTGCTTCGCAAAAATGACGGATGAGGCGTAAAACTAAAACTAACCACACGCCCATTACTTCCGCAACGGATCCACACCCTTGATATCCACAAGCTTTCCCTGCTTACTTACTCTAAACTCGCAAGGTAGCTCTTCCTCTTCCACATCCGCCACTTCCGTAACGGTCTTAATCTTTATGCCACGATACGCACGGTTGCCATTATACTTGGCTAACACGATATCGCTTTTTTCTGCTCTCTCGGCTATATTCCTCTTCTTAATGGCAATATAGTCACTTTCTTCACACCACCGCTCATACTGACCTTCAAGCTCGGTTTTAGCAACCATATCGGTTCTCTTGCCGGTGATAATGTAATTTTCGCTGATAAACTTATAAAAAGTATCAACATTTCCACGATACTTATCAACAGTATCACTAATCGCCTTGCTGTATGTAAAGCGATATCCGTTTCTTATAAGCCGCTGCAATCCTTCCATCGCCCAAAGGAAAATACCGTCACGCTCCGTCATAAGCTTACTAAGCATATCGCCGTCACGTTTTTCCTCGGGTATAACATTCTCGCAATTTACGATAGTAAAACGCTCAAAAATATGCCCGCCTTTATCATCTTTAAAAAACGGAAGATTGTTGCAGCTTATAACAATCGCCCCACGGAATACAAAGTCAAAACTCTGTTTTCCTTTAAACTCCACCTTCACGGCATCACCACCGGTGAGCTGTTTAAAAACTGAGCTGTCCTCGATATCGTCCGCCTTTTGGTCACCAACGATATCCGCTCTTTTGTCATAAAGGTCGGCAATCGCAAACCTCTGTGACATTTCCTGCATAGCAAGGTTTATAACGTTTCCGTCACCAAGCACCGCACGGAGCACGGATAGAAACACACTTTTGCCCGTGTTTCCCAGTGAGCTGTAAAGTGCCAAGCACTTTTTAACCTTTTGAGCTACGTTCACGTTACTCACTATCAGCCCGAACCACTCTTGTAGCACCGACTTTGTTTCAAGGTCAACACCTTTATCACGCTTTGTACAAAGTCCGTCAAGGTAGCTTTGCCACTGCGGGCACTTTGCATTTTCATCAAACTCGCAATCAAGCTGAAAAATACTCAATTTTTCTTTGCTATGAGGAAGTAACACACCCGTTTTCACGTTGTAAAGTCCGTTTTTTATGTTTATAACGTCCTCATCCGTGTCAACATCGTCTATGTCATATATACGCTCCTTAACACAAAGCATAAGGTTATAAACATTGTTGAGAGTGTTGTCGCTGGCACAGCCTAAGGGGATGTATCTCTTTATGATGCCCTTAAACTCAATCTTGCTACATTTTTTGTAAACACCGTCCTCGTAGATGTAAAATTCCGCAAAGTCTGTGCCCTTTTTCTGCAAGGCTATGTAGTCAAGTGACTTGCTTATGCTGTCGGCAAGCAAGTCGGCGTTAACTTTCATTCCTCGCCCGTTGTCGCTTAGCCACGGTGCAAGTGCCCAAGGTGCGGCAAGCACAAGTGAAGCAAGGTCGGCTTTAACGTGTCCTTCTTTTTCGATGTAATCGGTCACGTCACCCTTTTCCTGCTGTGAAGTTTGCACGGTCTTTACCCTGCAAGCATAGTGATGTAAGTCCCAAAATATACGCTTTGCCAAATCCAAACCGGGCTGATCGTTATCCGGCAGTATCACAACATCCGCCCCGATAAAAAGCTTTGCAAACTCGGCTTTCCAGTCATTCACACCGCCCGCCGTTGTGCAGTAAAAGCCCATTTTTTTCATAGTGTCGGCATCCTTTTCACCCTCAACTATGTATATGGGTTGTCTTTCACGTTTCGCCCTTTCAACCGCTTCCCTGCGGTAAAGAGTTTTCTCCGTGCCCTTTGGCAAGCCTTTCACAAACTTATCGTCCTCGATATGCCCGTAAAGTATTTTTTTATCCTTACACCTCAGCTTGACATACTCACCATAGTCATAAACAGCTTCGAGGTCCTTGATTTTACTCTTCCAACCACTCTCACGCCGCTCATCCGCAAACAAGTCTGTCATTTTCAGCCCGATTTTATCCAAAATATCACCCGTTCGGCAACCTGCATGGCAGTGCATAAGCACCTTGTCACCCGATAAACTCACCGTCAAACTCGCTTGCTTATCGTTATGGCAAGGGCAGCAACACTGCCACCGCCCCCGTCCAATGCTTTTAACCTTTTTCAACCTGTTTAAAACATCATCTATCATCATAATACACCATCTTTATTCCCAAAAAGGGACAACTTAAAAAAAAGTTACTCCACAAGCTCATCCTCATCATCGTTTTCAAAGTCATTGCTTTTCATTCTTTTGATTTTCTCATTGATTTTATCAAAAATGTTGCTGTATGCCGTCCACTTTCCATCTTTATATCCCATCGTATAGGCGGCAATTTCCGATAAAATCCAAAGTCCGAGTAAAACAAATTCCTTCATCATTTTCATACTCCTCCGTATTTCTCAAAATGGCAAATCGTCATCAGCGCTCACGCTGCTCACATCTGCATAAAAGCTCTGTGCACTGCTTGCCTTATTCAATTTCTTATCCTCGGGCACAACAAAATCACCGTTTCTGATAGCCTCAACACTTCTCACGGCCACAAGTCTTGTAGTCCAGCCCGTTTTTCCGTCCCTGCCTTCAAATTCTTCTCTGCCAAAAAGTCCGCCGAAGAGTTTCCCCTTAAGGTCGTTGTCGGTGAACTCATCGGGAAGAGTAATGTTGTTACTCTTTTCAATGCTTGTTATCAAGCCTTTAAAAAACGGATTCGTTTTACCCTCGTTATCGGTCAAGAGCTGTCTGTAAGTACCGCCCCACTTGGTATCCTTGTTGTTTGACTGCCTCATCTTAAACTGCTCATCATAAAAGCCCGTATACTCACCCTCGGCTATGTCAAAAGCAAGTACCATAACGTCCTTACCGGTGTTCTTTGTTTTCTCAATCTTTGCCCCGACTATCTTGCAAACATAGCCGCCCGCTTCCAGTTTTACGGTATCCTCCGTGCCGAAAGCCGATGTTTTTTCCCAATCACTGCCTTTTTTAAATGTTGCCATAAATAAAAACTTCCTCCTTAAAATTCTTTTAAAACTTCCAAAACCTTAACAATATCGTTTTCAATTTCATTTTCCTCGAAAGCTCCCATCGGTGTTTTTGCCGTGCTGTTTTTGGCGTGTACCTCAAAAAGATTTTTGCCGTCAACAGCCTTTGCATAAAGCACCGTCGGGAACTTGCTTTCAAGCACGATTTTGTCAAGTTTTTTTCCGTTTGTCTTTATTCTCGTAAAGGTGTAGCCGCTTTCATCACGCTCGGTCTGAGTGTGAGCCGTAAAAATCACAAACAAATCCTCTCGCATAGCAAGTGAGGTAGCCACAAGTCCGTAAACACAAGAGGCAAGGTCCATCCACTTATCATAGCCTTTTTCCTTTGCTCTCTTCATTTCATCGTCTATCATAATGCCGTTGAGAGTGTCAATCACAACCGTTTTTATGCCGGTATTTTCCTGTGCCATCTTGAAAACAGCCAGTATCTTCCCAGCGTCACTGGTCTGATAGTAGTTTTTGTTGTCCTTGTTGTAGTCGTTTCTCCAACCCTTCCAGCTCAAACCTTTTTTGTCTGCATCTATGTATAAAGTCGTTTTGGGGTCAAGGTTTCGCATGGAAGTAGTTTTTCCGCTGCCACTCTCGCCCATCACACACAAAATTCTGCTCATCACACTCACCTCACCTTATCGTTAAGCTGTTGTAAAGCTTAGCACCCTCAACGCTTTCACCGTTTTCGAGTGCCGCACGTATCGCCTTTTCATCAATCTTCTTTGATGTATACTCGATACGATATTCATCACCTATCAAACCGCTTTCGTAGTCAAGCTTGCCATTTTCCTTTAAGCCGTACACGGTATAAAAAGCCGTTTTCATCTTTTCCTTGCCAACAGCCTTAAGCTCCGTGTAGAGTGTGTCTTTCATGCGCATTTGCTTTTTACGTAGTGCATCACGCCTTTTTTTGAGCCTGTCAATCTCTTCGCTTATGCTTTTTTCATGGCTTGCAAAGTCTTTTATCACTCTGCACCAAGCGTTCACCTTTGCTTCAAGCTCTTCATCCATCGCCTCCCAAGCTTCAAGCAGCATATCATCATCATACTGCCCCTCGTTTTCTTCAATCATATCAAAAATATCTTTGATACTCTCCCCTATTTCCCTTAGTGTCATTTTGTCAGTCCCTCCCTTGACATATACCTTATAAAGTGTTATATTACAAGTGTGGGATGATTCTCATAACTTTTGAATTTCATACTTTTCCTTTGTTTGAGGGTGCGGCGTTTTCCCTATCTTGCCGCATCCTCTTTTTTAACCGCAAACACGATGAGGTTATACCCGAGAGCATCAAATATCTCCGTAAGCTTGTCCCCCGGAAGATATCGCCTTTCTGCCGAAAAGTTTGTAAGTGTTCTAACCGGCACGTGCTCACATTTGTTTGCAAGCTCGTCTATAGTCAATCCCTGCTTTTTCCTAAGCACCGTCATAACGCCTGATAAGTCCTCCAAAAAACAAGCCGCTTCCACATACTTATACTCATTTTCTTCCATCAGTTTCACTTACTCTCTTTATTTCTCTTCTCTCTTCCATTGTTTTTGCAAGTATATCTCCGTACTCTCCTAAATAAACAGCCGTAGCCGCCGTAAGTAGCTCACGGAAGTCTATGTCGTATTTTATAGCCAAATTTTCAAGTTCTTCCGTGAAGGCTATCTGTTCTTTTGCCATTTCGGTCATAATTTCCTTGCTCTTTTGCGGGTTATTTTTTATAATTTCGGATAATTTTTCCATCTTATGTCCTCTCATTCTTCAAAATTTTTGATAAATTCAATCATATCTTTGACTTCTTTCTCGACAGTTTCGGAATCATCCCTATTTAAAATAATCACACCCTTAATGCGTTCAAGTCGAGAATCGTTTGCTACTCCCTTCAAAACATTGTAAAAGGAACAGTCCAAAGACATTTCCCCCACATCAACAGACCAAGCATAATCATCTTCCGATAAGCCTTTGTCGATAAAAGTATCTATGAGTGCACGTGCATAGCACTTCTTTTCTGTATCCGTCATCACGCTACCTCCTTGCTTAATAATTTTGTAAAATATCTTTCAAATGCAAAAACGTTGCTTTTCTTCTTAATTGTCTTCTCTTTTTCTTTCGTAAGCTCCCGCACCTGCCTGTTTTTTACGGCATAGGCAAGTATAAACGATAAAATTGCAAGCGTTATGAAAGCGGAATATCCACCCAAACAAAGCAAAATGTTATCATAAGCACAGCCGAAAATCATCAAAACCACCGCTGAAGCCACGCTTATAGCTCCGCACACGCAAAGCATAAAGCAATCACCGTTTTCGTATTTGTATTCACCCATTTTTATCCTCCTTCTCTGTTTTACCGCTCAGCGGCAATCCCCTTTCCCGTATTTGCGGGCACAACCTTTTTCACACTGCCCAGAGCATACTCATTCCCCTTAAGGGATTCCGCATAGTAAATCACCTTTTCAACCCAACGATATTCGTTAAACCTTTTCTTACCTCTCAAAAGCTTCTCCGCTATATCGTCGGCAACCATAATGTTCATGCCTTTTTCTGTTCTTGTGACGCTTCCGTCAACCTTCGCAAAAACATCATAGGTTAAATTCAGTTTTTTCATACCTTTCCATCCTTTCAAAAGTGTTCGTTTTGTATTTTAGGGCACAAATTCAGTGCTCCAATGTAAAACTCCCTCGGAAGCCTTTTGTATTTCCCTTTATACTTGCAGTCTTCCGATATTTCCTTTTCACAATTTTCGCAGTCACACATCTGCCAAGCCTTCTCTTTCTCCGTCAAATCCTCACCTCCTTAACGGTCAAAACCCATAATCTCCATGTATCTGTCAATAGCACTCGCCTGATCCACTTCCGCAACCTTTTTGTATTTCATCTTTGCACAATAGGCATCAATGGCAGCATCAACCGGGTCAATCCTTCGTGTTTTCCTATTCGGCTCTTTGTCAACCTTCTTTTCGCCGAAGCTGTTTTGTGTTATTATGGCATTTGCCATGCTCCACTTCAAAAGCTCGTTGCTCCTGTCAAAGTAAACATTGTGTCCTTTTATAAGTAGCTGTAGCTCCTGAGTGGCATCGTTCAAAAATCTTGCACTCTGAGTTACTCTTATAACGGGTACACCGAAGCTTTCAAGTTCCCCGGCTATGCCATCGGCATTATGAGGGTCAATGCCGATGGCATCAAGCTTAAGCTCATACTCTTTGAGCAAATCCCTCGCATAGCTTAAAGCAAAACCATAGTCATTTATGTAGTCACTCTCACCACCCGTCACAGTGATAAGTCCTGTCTGTTCCCACAAGTCATAAGGTACAAGGTCGCTTTTTATATGTTCGGCAAATCTCGCACGTGGCATAAAGCTGTGACTAAAGATGTAAACACCGCCCTTAAACTCCGCAACGCCCGAAATTGTTGTCAAGTCGCCGCCGCTCGAAAAGTCAAATCCAAGACACACGTGACAACCACGTATATCTTCAAGCGTTATCTCTTGGGCGCAAGCTTCAAGGTCATTTGGCTGTGCAAAACGTTCCCTTTCACCTGTTGCCCACATATTACAGCTCTTAACGATGAAGTCCTGTAGCTCACTTCCACCCATATCCTTTGCGGTCTGTGCATCCGTTTTCATCGTTTCCGCCTTCTCCGGACACGTCATTACATAAGGATTAGCTTTTATCCATACATTCGGGTCAAAGTAACTGTCACGCTCATCAATACTGTATATGTCACAAAAAAGGTTATCTGCACCCTTTGCACCCTCCAAAATGCTTATACAGTAA